TATTATAGTATTACCATTTAAGATAGTTGTACCGTTATTGATAATTGTACTAGTATCATCAAATATATTAGTAACACCGTTATTTGTTTCATATGTGTTATTGTTTTCTGTTATATCTCCATTATGGATATGGATTTTATTATCATAATTATTTACTGATACTCCATTATACCAACACAACGGATCTACTGCTGCGAACGTAAAGAATCAAGGTGTTCAAGCAGTAATACTAACAGTTAGATCTCATGCAGCCCAAGATGTTGTAATTTCTCCTATATCTGTTGGTGTTACAAAACTAACTACTTGACCGCTTCAATCTAATACAGTTTTAATTGTCTTGGTAACGACTGGATCAACTGTATTATTATATTCTATAATTACCTCAGCTCGTTGCGTTAGTGCTGCAGCAGTATATGGTGTCGCAAATGCAGGTGCTACCTCACACGAAATTTTATTTGGTGTATCTGAGAAGTTTTGTGTTATCTGTGTGTAGTTCATAGTAGAACCATCATAATTTGACACATAGTTACTATCAAAGTTTTCAGTCCCTGTTGTTGTAGCGTTATTGTAGTTTGTTGTTGATCAGTTATAGTTTGACTGATAGTTACTGTCATAGTTTTCAGTAGATCCATTATAATTAGAAACATAACCAGCATCAAATATTTGGCTTCCTGTAGTAGTTACTCAACCCATATTAATTGTAGGTGTTGGTAATGCTGTATAACTAATAACACTTTCATCAATAGTATCTGCATTTACTCATACAGAGAATACTAGTTTATTACCTACTGATACTGGAGTATTTAAGTAGTTAATACCACCTGCTCATCCTCAAGCACCTTCATTGGTTACCCAAGTAGCTCAGTCCCAGATATAAATATTACCATCGGCTGGATCAAAACGTCATTCTCATACTACTGTTCCAGGTGCTACAGGTATTCATGTAGTTACAGGAAATACAGATGGAGAAATAACTAGATTCCATACAGTTCAATCTCGGATATATAATGCGTTATTTGTATAATCAATATATAGATCACCTAGACTAGTTCCTGTTACTACTCAGTTTGGATTACCTGATCCTGCAATAACTGCTACTCAACCTGGTACTCAACCTGTCCCTACAAGTGTCCAATATCAAAGAGCTAGATCTGCAGCAAACGAACCACTAGATTGATGATTTACTGTACATAGATATAAATTACCTCCAAATACCACTGTTGATCTAATGTCGTATGTAGTAGATGAAACGAAATTAAATCTATAGTAATTGATAGATGGTCACCATACTTGACAAAGCGATGCTTTCCAGATTAGATCTGTTTTATGAGTAATTTTTTTGATAATATCATTATCATCACTATCTTGGATTACTAAAAGATCATCCAAATGTTGCTGGATATCTGATTTTTCTACCAAAGGAGTGAAGTTTCATGGTGTTGTAGATAATTGTTTATCATTTGTAACATTACCTATTCCAATATTGGCTGGAGTAGTATTATGTGGGTTTGCAAAATCTGTTAAGTGATTAGACGCAGCATTTAGTTCTGCAACATTCGTACTTGTGAAGTTATTATTTGTTCTAACAAAAGTAGCACCATCTGGCACATCGTCTTGATCTAATGCAACAACTCATGTTTGTCAATTTACACTATCAACGGAGTTTACTTCAGCTCAAGTTTGCACTCACGCTAATTTTACTCTTTCTCACGGTGTCATGTATAGATTCGTCGTTCATTGAGGCAGTGAATCACTATCGTTTGATGGTAATCACGCTCACACTACCGCTCAGGGTGTGTTTTTCTTTAATTGATCAGAATCACTAGTATCAGAAAACATAATGTTATCCGTATTGTCTGGTGCAGCTGTAGGCACTCCTGTTGGAAATACTGTCATCTTACTGTCGGTTTGGGTTAAATGGTATTGATGGTCATATGAAATAGATTACATCATTATTAACGTCTTCTATCTCTACTAAGTTTACGTCTTCTAGTGGATATAAATCTGTATATGCCACTGTAGTCACTGGTGTTCGTGTCATATTTTTTCTTATAATAATAAAGCCCCTTAGAAAAGGGGCACGTTGTAGTAGACGCACGTAGGGGGTGTACGTCTATTACAACACACCCCTACATGTATTGCTTTAATAGTATCTTTATTTTGTTTTATTTCAATCTAATTGTTTTCAAGATCATATAATCTATCTTCAGCCCATATCATATATTTTTTTAAATCCTCTATTTCATAGTAATTGTTTCCGTTTAATGTGGTTTGTGAATCTAACAAGCCATTTGTATCATATATCTGATCTTGTAAGTTATTTATCCTATTGTTTGTTGTTATGTAGAATACTATCATACCAATAACTCATATCCATATTAATAATTTATCCATATTTTCCCTACTTAATAATAAATATTTTTAATACTTCTTTTTACCTTTTTTCTTAGATTTTACTCCTCACTTCTTACATGATTTAGCCATTATGTTAATTTACCTGTAAATATTATTCAATAGGAACTATAGCATCAGTAGCATTGTCTTTAATCGCCTTTTTTGCTTTTGATACTGTAGATCATTCATCTATAGAATCTTTTGCTTTCTTGATAACTCCACGGAGTGCGTTTATTTTTGTAGGATCAAACGTTAATCATTCACCCTTTAACTTATTAGCCATTGTTAGTAGTAGCTTGTCTGGATCTCATAATACCTTTTCAGATATACCTCATAAGATACGTCCTATAACTGTACCAAATCTACCTAATGCAACATCTTTGGTCAAAGAGGCCGCTTGTCCTGCTCCATCCAATAATGAACCTGCCGACACATCTCAGTATTTAACACCAAAATGCTTAGCTATTCTTGCTTCACTACCCCAGTCACGACCTACCATATCTCCAAAATTTTTAAATGATTGACCTACTGCTCCTGAGTCTGGTGAGAATAATTTCTTAATAAATGCTGATGTTTTCATTCCTGTTTTAGGTTTAGCAAACAATGGTAAGAATTCATCTCTTTGATTAATTAGATTGCTGTATGTAGCATTTAGTTCTCTATATTGTCAATCCAATCCTAATTGATCGTCTATCTTAGTTACAATTTGTTGTTTAACTCACTCTAGGTTTTTAAGTAATTCTCTATTCTTCTTTAATTGTCATGCAGTTGATGCTTTGTTCTTATAAACATTTAGCATATCATCCACTCTGGCGATCGCATCAAACAAGTTGTCACTCCCTGCTATATCAGATCTTATTTCTAATACTGCCGATAGGTCAGCCTCTGATAGTTTACTAGATATTTTCAATCCTTTAACTGGAGCCGCTCAATCCTCTAATGCTTTTAGGTTATATTTAGTCGCTAGTATATCATCAAGACTCTTTAATACATCACTTGAATCAAAAGCCACATTTTCACCCTGCCTAATAGCGTCTTTAAGATCACCAATTTGTTTTCCTACATCCTTTAGTGGCTCTTTTATGAATTCATTATACTTCATCTCCATTTCATCAGCTACTCAAAGCAATGCTCCTGGGTTATTTATATCCTTTTGTTTGGCTTTAGCCATTGATAGGTATTTAGCTGCTTGACCTTCTCATACATTCTCTATTGCAGTTTTTACCTGTTGTTCCATTGGGTATTTAATTATTTCATCTCTTAATCCCTTCAATGCTTTCTTAGGAGCTGTAACAATCTTTGGCACACCGGGCGTTACTTTACTAATTCATTCTATTCATGCTTTACCCACATCTAATGCTTTCTTTCATAGATCACCTGCTGTTTCAATAGTCTTTCATATACCTTTCGTTACTGTCTTTCAAACTGCTCTTTTAATTGCTCACGCACCTCACAGTGTTGCCACATCTAATGCACCAAATAAACCTCACATAGCACTTCATATATCTTTAGCTGCTTCTGGATGCTTAGCAACCCAAGACAAAGTCTGCTCTACTGGTGCCGAAGTTGCTATACTCTCCATTATTTCTTTGGCTCACTCTGACTCCATAGCCACATAAATATCTCTACTAGTTAGTCATTTATTAGTCAAATTATCAACAAATTCCATTACTCACATACCTGTCTCTCCAACGAGACTACCAGCCACATTACCTAAATATCAAAAATTAGCCAGTATGGATTTTGCATTTTGTTTTAACTGTTGTCCAAAAGTATCATCATCCATTTTTGATATTTCATCTTGTCTCTCAGCTAGCTTGTTTGTAAGTTTTGCTACAGTACTTCAATAGTTAGATGCCCTAGACATCAAATCTAATCAAATTCTTTTCGCAGTTCACATCTTATATTCCTCTAATGCCGCCTCGTTTCCTTGGTTCTTTTCGATATAGAATAGAGCCCTTTTGGCTGGATCTGCATCTTGTGGCAATCACATTTCCGCACTAGCTTTTTGTGCTATCTTATCAATATTGGCTGGATCTATCCCATATCTTTTTTCCATATCAATTGCGATATTATCATACATACGCTCTTGTTTTATTGGATCGGCGATTGGTGCTTGCTCCATAGGTTGCTGAGTTGGTTGTGGTGATTGTATCGATTGCTGAGGCTGTTGCACTGGTTGTTGAGCTGGTATTGGTGACGACATCGGAGTTTGTATGTCTTGTAGTCACAACAAAGGACTTGCTGGCTGTTGTATTGCTGGTTGCTGACCTTGTCATTGAGATTGCTCCATAACTGGTGCTTGTATGTCTTGTATACCTAATAATGGTGTTTGCTTCATCATTCATCCAAATCCTTTTGACATATCTATTTGTGGTAATTCTGCCATAATCTATATTAGTAACTAAAATCTATTATCTATATCTGAACTGAAATTTGCAAATTCTTGTAGGTTATTTTGTTGATTCACTTGTTGTTGTTGCTCTTGTTCTTGTTGTTGTCTTTGTGTAGCTGCTTCTGGATTAAAAGACAATCAATAGTTCTCAGCTTTTGCTCACACATTCTCATTAAATGTCCTTCTAGCATTTTCCATTGTTTTTTTAAGGTAGTTTTTTCATCTAATGCTACCTGATATAGATCAAGGACGCTCCCCTAATATATTCTCCATTATTACAAGATCAGGTCAATTTAATACTCATAGTTTATATATTTCTTTTCATTTTAGTAGAATATCTTCATATAATTGATTCATTTCAGTTTTAATAATTCAAGGCAATACTTCTCCTCAATACGTATCTATCAATGCTATCATTCTTTCGAATGATGGTTGTGCTTCTGCTGCATAATCTATACTCTCATTCAGTTTTTGTTTTAAATTAGAATCAGATCTAGCAAACAATCAAGGGTTTTCTAATTCAAATCATTTCACCGCATAATCATCTCTAACTAGACTTGCATATGTTTTATTGGCTTGTTTATCAAACTCTCATAACGACGAAAATCACATCGCTTTCAATACTTCGCTATTTGGAGTCTTATTTTCTTCTACCCAAGACATAATAGTTGGTCAATATGAACTTAGGTCTTTATGGCTTGCTGCCATATTCTTCAATGATGTGTCTGTATCTTTAACAGACATCATATTTCAATTCTGGTCATACATTTCAACACTAGCATGAACACCCTTATGATTGAGATCTGGTCTCAGTAATTTACCATCTTTACGTACCCAAACCCATTGATTGGTATTAGGGTCAATGGTTTTAACATTACCTGTATTACCGATAAATCACACAGTCTCCCCTGCTCATACTGGAATATTTAGCGATGTTTTACCTGTAAAGCTTGGATCAAGTCATAAATGAGCCAATGTTTTTTCATCTAAATGATCTACATCCATCTTTCTTCCATCTGATAATCTCATACGAACCCTGATATTTCATGTGCTGTGTCTTTCAGCTCATACAATAGTTCAATCTATAGGTGCTTTAAATCATGTTCCTTTTGGTGCTGGATAATCTGCTCCTCTATTTCATTCATAATCATTTGGTGTTTGTCTAAATAAGTCAAACGTATCATCAGTAATTTCTACATATCATGGTGATGTTTGTCATGCTATAGGATTTGCACCTACAGGTATATCATACCTGCCAGATTCTGCGTTAAATTGATATGTATGATCTCACACTTTAACTGTTTCCATCATATCAGATGCACTATATCATCCAACTTGTTGTTGAAACCTAGATTGTTGAGACATAGTCCCTAATATTTGTTGAGGTGTATATCCTTGATCTAGTGCTCCACTAATAACATTAATATCATCACCATTAGGTGTTCACATTTGAGCTAATGTATTATATATTAATCCTTCTTGATAGTTTTTATACATATCTGAATATCATTCAGGTATTTGTCATGTAGCTTCCATTTGTTTTAAATCCTCAGATGATGTTCCAAATAATGCAACTCATCAGTTCGCTTGTAGAAAATCCATAGATTGTTTTTGTTGTGCTAGTTTTCTTTGTAGTTCTTGCTCTCTTTCTTGTCTAATTCTCTCATAATCACCAACCTTAGCTTGACGTTCAGCTAATTTAGTTTGTAGCTTATTATCAATACTTATTTGTCTATCGTAAACAAAAGCATTTAATGCTGACTTAGAAATACTTGTAGGAAATTCTGCTTCAATATCTGTTTTAACATTTTTTAATTCTTGTTGCAACCCAGCTATTTCTTCATCTACTCAACTAATCTCTCCAGACAATGTAGTCAACTTATCGTCAGATGCTATGCTTTTAATTTCTTGTTTGGTGGCTTTGTCTGGATCAGCAATACCCAAAGACTCCTTAACACTGTCTGTTGTAGTAGTTGGGGCTTCTGTTGTTATTGGTTTGCCAGAAACTACATCATTAAATTCTTGTGTTTTTTGGTCTTCTTGTTGTTTTGCTAGTGCTTGTTTGTATTTATCAGAATTCATAACCGCCTCCCTAACTGATACTGGAAGTTTAGATGATTTCATAGCCTCCAACATAGTATTGTCATCAAAAGCCATTATTCCGTCTGTTATTTTTTGGTTTCTTAGTATCTCTTCTTGTGACATAGCCACTTCATCCATACCAGTCTCTTCAAATCTTTTAGATAAGAAATTCATAGCTTCTTGTGCTAACTCTGGAGTTCATCAAACCTCTGCAAGCTTTTCTATAATTTGTTTTCTTGTAGATGGATCAATTTCATTCCCTTTAGCAATAGAATCATTAATCATCTTATAGGCCTTGTCTGCTAGTTTCATTGATGCAGATACTGTACTTTTTTCTATACCTCAAATTTGACCAGTAGGCTGACCTGCTGGAATAGTTGGATCTAGTGTTTGATCAACAACTGGTTGTTGCACTACTGGTTGCTGAGTTTGTTGTGGTGCTGGTTGTTGGTATCTAGTTTGAGGTACTTGTTTTTGTTGCACTGGTTGTGTATCTCTCTGCACTGGAGCTGGAGATTGTTGTGTATTTGGATTATATAACGACTGATTTTGTTGTGGATTGTATGGTGATATATTACCTTCAGACATCATTTTTTGTTCTTTGACAATCGGAGAACTATTGATATCAGACTGCATTTTCCCATTAGTTAATGAGACTGCATCTAAGTTATTATCAAAAGTAGGAGTAGGTGCCACTGCCCCTGCTTCTACATCTGCTCATTTAAATCCAGAAACCGTATCATTAATCAATGGTTGTCATAAGTCTTTTGCTTTTGTTCCTCTTACTACCTCTGTTGGGCTCATGTTTGTGTCTGCCATTATAATCATATAATGCTAAATCATGTTTGATATTGTGTTGTTGTAGGAAATACAGTTCATGGTGTTACAGTTAAGTTTCATCCACTATTTTGTCTTACCTCTGCACTAATTACTTGTCATTCTTCTAATCTACCATATCGTGACACTCTCTGCGTTACGTAATCCATATTGCCTATAGTTATGACAGTTGAAGCATTAATCGCTCACCCTACACTATCCGTTCAGGTAGTAACTGCTGTTATGGCTGGTATTTCATGTGAATCATAAGCAACTTGCGTTGTATCTATCATTAATCTTAACTCTGTTAATGTTTCTCCTGGTTTTTGCAGCCATGTGACATATCAATGCAACAAATATTGTCCTGTACGATTAATTGTCGCTGTTTGTATACCTCTAGTATCTGGCAATGTAGATAATACATAATCATTCACTAATGCTCAGATCTTTGTATAAGAACCACTTGGTATTGATTGATCTACTGTTGCGTTATTTATATAGCTATATCAGTCTTGTGGTACCCGATCCCTAATTGTATTAGCTCTTATCCAATCAGGAACTCAAGGCAATCAAGGTACTGTAGTTCCATTCTCTGTATACCATAGGTCTCCTAAATAATCTACATATGTTCATGGATTTGCTAAGAATGGTTGCGTTACTGTTGGTACTAGTGGTCATCTATAAGATTGAGCAATATATATCTCAATCTTTCAAGTATCTGTATTATATATCATATCTCAATGTCTAGGATTCGTCGGTCTTTCGTATACCATACCTATAAACCTAAATCCTAGTTGTTCTGGTTTTTGTTTATTACCTTTAACTCAGAATCAGGGAGTCGTATCTGTTACTATAGGACTATCATCCAAGACATTAAGGTCTTTAAATTCTTTATCTGTCTGCTTGCTCATAGAAAATATTCATAGAATAAAGACTTGGCGTTACAGTTGGGTCTGAAGTTGTCATTTCTATCTTATATTGAAACTCATATCACTGTCTGATTATATCTGGAGACGCTATTTTGATATTTCACTCAGTATCACTGATAGTTTTCAATAACTCATATGTATCTCATCCATCTACTGCCACATATATTTTAATTTCAGTGTCTGTAGGTGTATTATACCTTAATACCATTTGTGTTTGCCTAATTTTATAGGTTCACATAACATACTTCTTTGTATAATACAATCATTCTGTTTGATATGTAGGTATTGGTGTTCTAAACAAGGGAAGAGTTACTATAGATCAGTTTCATGACAAATCTTGTACTGACATATATATTGTATCGGGTCAATCTTCAAACCAAAGGGTTCACATATCTACCCAATCTGAATTTATAGCCTCAGTCACTGTTCATTGTGGCAATCAAGGTGTCTTATTTCAATATGATTCTAGTGATCAAGCCTCTGCGTTTGTTATAAACACCGCTTTTTCATTAGCCACCATTGTGAAATTACCATAAGGAACCTTAGATCAATAAGCATGTCTCCATATCTCTTGTCCTGGATAAGCCATATCACGTGTGAATTGTCCCTGTTTAATTAATTGGAACGATTGTCATTGTGATATAAACAACTTAGAATATACCGAAGCAGCTTGTCATGCAACTACATAATCATAATTTCTAGTACCAAATACATATCTAATAGGCTGACCTAGATCTACATACCCGTCGTGTTGTTCACTAAATCCATCCCAGAAATACTTTCTTCCATCTTCTAAATAGATTCCTATTTGTTGACCCTGTCTAGTTAATCATACTACATCCTTTTCTAGTACAATTCCTGGTGACATAAGCCCTGGCTGACTAACTAGTGAGGTATAAATCGTATTCTTACCTATAAAATACAAGATATCTTCACTATCATTCAATGCTACACAATAGTTATGACCATTAAGATCAGGAGCAAATGGTGACAAATCAGGATTAAATCCATAACCAGCAACTGTTGATCACCAAATAGGAGCTCATAATGCAGTTGTAGGCGTTTGAGTCAATTTAAGTTGCCCTCAATCTACATAAAACCCTATCCAATCACTTCAAAACTTAATAGCATTATAGAAAACTCATGAAGGCAATGTATATTCTAATCATCATCCACTATTATATACTTCTCCTGCATCTGTATAATAGAATCAATCAATATGAGCGACAGTTATACCCGCACCTGTACTAATCATTGTATTTACTGCCCTATTTAGCTTCAAAACTTCTGGCTGACTCATTCAATCAGTGTTTTCTTGGTATGCACATACTGCATCAGAAGCATAAGCGTCTGTGTCCGACATTCATCAATAGAATTTGTTGATTACTAGTGTTGCCATGGATTAGTAAACATACTGTTTAAATGAAGCATTATATCATTTCATAGGTCTAATTACTCTTTTCTTTAATTGTCTTAACATTTTTTGTTTATCTACTTCATACTTTTGTTGATAATATCATACCCTTTCATCTTGTTGTCTATGTTCATATACATAAGGAATAATAGATTTTCACATTATATCATGATATTCTCTTTCAATTAATATGTCCGCCTCGGTCATTGTTGCATCTAAATCGTATGGTCTTTGATTAGAGTACATTTGCAAACCATTTGGGATAGAATTATCAGGTGTTGGGAAGATTTGTATGCTATTATCAGTCACAATATAGAACGGTTCACTCTTTGGTTGGTTATCTGCATACCATTCTGGCGCTCTATTTAGATTATCCCAATCTAAAAGCTTTGCTCTATACGGATATTTCTGAGATAGATCGTATGTAACGAACACAGATTCGATCTTTATCTGTCCTGTCGCTTGTGTTGGAGCTTGAAACGGTAGCAATAAAGCATATGAAGAGACTCAAGAAACCAAGTTAGTGTTTCGTACTCTAAGCTTGTAGTTTTTATCAATTCAGGCTACATCTTGCCATAATCTTCTATATTCAATATTCAAATACGAAAAAAGATCACTATCAGGTAGTTCGTCTACTCTACATTTTGATAGTGTTCTTGCATATTGTACAATCTCCGATGGAGTCATATTGTTTTAATTATGGAATAAATATCTATTCCCCCTAATTATTCTGCTAGTTTAGATTGAATCCATTCTGTATTATTCTTTTTATTAACGGGTACATCCTTTTCAAACTTAGCTTTATATTCCACCCTAAGTGCGTCAATTTCAGTTGTGTCTTTAGCTACAACCGCTTTTGTAGCACCTTCTTTCATCTTCAAAATATCTTTAGCCGCAACCATACGACCATTTCTTTTAAACATTACATTTTTCATAACCATTAGATTAATTAAGTAAATATTAACTTTATAATAATAAAAAAAAGGCGGATTTCAACCCGCACTTTCTTGCTATACCATAGCACATTATTATGCTCCTTCAGAACCGTATAGTCCAATAGGAATATTGATCACTCATGTCTTGTAGTATGACACGTATGTTGTTTGGTGAGTCAATGTATCAACTCTGTCTTCCATACCGTAAATAGTTGGTCTTTGGTGGAATCCTAGATACAATGGGTTTTTTAGAACACTGTTATTGTAGTCTTCCATGATGTAGTAAGCTGTACCACTAGTGATGAAAGGACATTCAATCAATGTGTATTCTAGTTCGTAGATATTTACTCCATTTGATCCAGTAATTTGTGTTGGTGCATATCTATTAGGATTAATGATTTTAGAGAACTCTCTAAATGCTTTACCTCCTCTTTTAACAAGAATAATTCTTGGGTTCAATGACATTGGTCTTCCTCCTACATCCTTGAATGCTCCTGATCTTTCTTGCACATCAGCCAATACATCTAGAGATGGTGCTACTGCTGGCAATAGATTATCAAATACATTATTTCCTGTTGCTGGTAGATCTGCTGTAAATGTATGTGCAGCTGAGAATAGAATTTCTCCATCTGGTGATAGTGTTGCGTTTACTCAAGCTGAAGCGAAACCATTATTTAGTAGTTCGAAGAATTGTACATTAATTTCATTGTATAATCCCCACATCATATCTCTAGAGTTTGTATCGTATTCTTGTATGATCTTTTGAGTATCATCTCTTTTTCCTTCTTTGTATTCGAAAGAATATGTCAAAGAATCAGTTGTTTTGTCGTGTGGTGAAACAATAACTGTGTATCCTTCGAAACTATCGCTTGCTCCAACATTTTGACCTTCTGGTGTTTTTTGTGGTGCTGACAATCTAACTGTAGATACAAACTTTTCATTGATTTCATTAGTATCCATAACTCTAGCAACCTTAGAATAAGCTTGTCTATCATTATTTAGTTCTACTGAATTATCATATAGTTCTTTAGTTTCTTTTGTTAAGCCGTTAATAAACGACAAAAAATTTGGTGCTGATAGTTGCATGTTTTAATAATGTTAAGATTATAAAGATAGTGGTTTATTTACAATAACTTTTACTTTTTCAACTGAACCAACTGTTCCAGCGTCTTCTGTTGCTAGCACCTTTAGTACATCTGTCGTAGAAGCTCCTACATCAATAGTTTGGTTACCCCCACCATCAATAGCGATATCTACTTCTGTATTTCTCATAGTTTTAGCGAATGCTGCATCAGCTGTTCCTTCGATAACTGCTGTTGGATCTGCTAAAACCATAACGTGAGTATCATCAACAACACTCATAACCAATGCGATTTGTGTTGAAGCTGCTACTGCTTTAATTGCTAGTCCTGTTGCTGCATCAATAGCACAGAATTGTCCTTGAACGATATCTGTTGTTAGCGCATCTTTTTCAAGAATAGCAGTTGAAGCAGAATGTCCGTTTTGTCTTACGACGTTAAAGTTTATCATGTTCTAATTTCATAATTATAAAAAAAGTAGGGCGTGCCCCCACTCACAACTAATAATCTGTCTTCTTTATTTAGGCAATCCCTAAACGTTTCTTTCTTTCTTCCAAATAAGCATCTGTCTTCTTTTTAGGTTGAGTCACTTCTCTACCAATGATTGCTTTTCCAGCAGTTCCAAGATAACCTAAAGCCTCTTCAATCGTTATATCCTCTGATTCTGATATTGCTTTAACAACACTATACTTTACCCCAGGATAATCTGATTCAAACGCTTCTTGTTTTCTTTTGGCTTCGTAACGTCTATCAAAATCATCATACATAGCCGCTTTCTTAGATGCTTTAGCTATAGCTTTCTGCTTCTTAGCCTTAAGCTTTGCATTTTGAATCCTGAGCCTCTCCACCTCTGCTTGTAGATCTTCATCAGATCATTCGTTTTGCGAGTCTTCATCTTCATCCAATTCTTCTTCTAGATCAAGATCTTCAATAATTTCTTGTCATTCGATTGTCATTGCTATCATACACATGATAAAAGTGTGGTCTTATTGACGTTGCCTTGGTTTTAATATAGTAATATTTTTATTTATTTCAAGTAATTTTATTTATGAGTGCTTTTAACGTAGAAACTTCGTCCTTTTTAACATTGATTTCTCATCCTCACAATATATCTGCCTTAGACTTCACTAGTTTAGCTATTTGATCTCAAAGCTTTTGCAATTCAGCATCTTTAACTCAAGCTCTCTTTCATTTAATTACTTGTTCCTTGATTTCTCTTAATAATTCATTCTTTAGATTTCTTGCGTCTGTGATTCTAAATCTCATTACTGTATTATAAGAGTATTTTATTTCATCATTTTCAGGGTTACAATTAGTCGCTATTTGTATTGTTGAATCTTTTATAACCTTATTGCAATAATCTATAACCCCTTCTACTATATGATCGTGAACGAACATCCCCTATTAATTATTTGGTAAAGCTTGTTGTTTTTGTGCTATATCTGCTGACATTGATTGTGCTGCCATACTGTTCGCTACTCATTCCATTCATGGTGTTGTTGGAGCTGGTTTATTCAATCATTTCTCTATCATTAGCGTTGTTAATGAATTTAATACCTTTTCTTTAGAATCATTATCTACACATCTGTTAATATAAATCCATAATGTTTGTAGATCTAGTCATGGTATAACTAAATTATCTGGTATCATGTCAAGGTTCACGATATCTTGCATCCTGGCAGCATGTTTCTCGCTTCAGTTCATGTCATAAACAGTATGTGTAAATTCATCCCCCTGTCATTGCAAAGAAAACAATTCACGTTTAAACATTTTTTTACCTATTGGAGATACTTCTGGATCTTGCATTACTATTGGCAACATTGCCTGCATACTTGATGCTCTTCTATTATTATCATCTGCAACCTTCCTTTTACTCTTGATAGTTATGTATGGAGTATTGAATCATTTAAGCTCTGTGCTCTTTAGAGTTACAATATCTCATCAATCTATACCTAGCACTGCTGCCTTCTCTCTAATGAACGGCAAATTCTCCTGTAATGATCTGTAGTAAATATTTATCCAGAACATTCTCTCACCTGCTACTAATGTTGTTGCATCTACTGAGAACAAGGCATTACTCTTTTGCATTTGAATCTCTGCTTCTCCTAGAGTTCCAGCATCTGGACTTAATCATCTAACAATACCAGTCAAAGATGTTGTGTTTTCTGCATAGTATTCTAGTTGTTTTATATACTCTTGTGTCTTTGTTGTATCATTGCTTTCCATTACTGGAGTTGTAATCGGTCATCATCCCAAATTAGTCGCAGGAATAAACAATGGTCAGCCAGTTGGTTTAACTAATAAGTTTGCTGGATTATCTATCCTATCTATATCATACAAATATCTGTCATATCAGGCATCTCTCATTTGTTTACTATGTATTGCATTTATTACCTCAGTTAATGCAATTTGTGTAGGATAGATCTTTTCTCTATAACTTACTCACGTTGGACTATAAGCATCTACCATCGCATTTGAAATAGATATCTTAAACGGGACTAAGATACCATTCTCTTTTTCTTCCTTTGTTCTTGGTAATAATCTTTCCCACTTAATAATCTTTGTTTGATCGTTAGCTAGCACACAGAAATACCTATGACTATTAATTGTAATGAAACAATTGTAGACATATACAGTATTGTCTGTTGAATCGTCTGAGTTTTGTAGTCTATATTTCTTTCAGTCTTGATTTTCACTGTTTCTAGAATAATCACCAGTTTCAACTTCTTCTAGATCAAAATATCATCACGACAAAGCATCAGTATATTGCAAAGCAGAGAGTGATGTTTGAAAATTAAACAAATGATAATCAAAATCATTGTCTATAATTGATCAATTCGGATCATAATACCAAGACAAAGGCGATGGTGTAATAAACAATGGGCATTTATTTACTTTATCATATCCATTGTATACTCTCAAACCTACTCCATAATCAAATATATCTGACAATATCTTTTTGTCTTTAAGATCTTTTTTCATGTTCTCTATATCGAACTCAGCTATCTTGTTTATTTTTTGGGTTATCTCTTTATCAAAATAATCACGCTCATTAAACACTGGCGTTAATCCTTCACCTTGAAACATTGCAACAAAACTCTTTTTATAAGAATATGCTAGATCATAGACTTGTCTATCATCAGCGTGTAATTGTTTAAGTGCTTCATCTATACTTCTATGATAATTACGCCATTGTCATGATGAATCATCTGAGTTATTATATCCAATTTGGATTTGTTCACATACACTATCATGAAGCTTTTGATTTTTCATGATATCTTCCTGTGTAATTACTTTTCTTATTCCCCAGTCTTTAATAAACATAGTCTTTGGTTTAATCTAAAGCCCCTACATATTATTTAATATTTAACTTTTTGCTTGTATAATTCAAGCATTAGAATATTTCCTACGAACTAATAATAAATAAGCATCTGATACATATCTAAACGAGTCTGCAAAATGAGACTCTACTCAGTGATAAGGTTTATCCTTAAAGATTGCACGATGTTCATCATACTCCTTTCTATATACTTCTATATGCTCTAAGAACGTCTTACATTTATCTTGATCTACCCATACATGAGCAAAGACTTCTCTTGTTCTATTTATATTCTCCCAGAGATTGTTTGTTCTAGCCAGTACTTGGATATTCTCTATCCCTGCACTTCTCGCATCGTCTGTATAGGTTCTTAGTGTTGACTTAGATCTTATATTAGCATCATGAGGTAAGAAATGTTTCTTATACTTATATGGTTTATCACGCAAGACTTGAGCATAATGTTTCACTCATTCGTTATCATTATAATAACTATCTATAATTCTCAATTCTTTACCGTAGATTTGAAAGAATAGAATTGTTGTGTAATCACTTATTCACACATCCCATGCTGTATATACATCTAGTGCATCATCCCAAGGAACATGAGAAAACCTTCACTCGTGTCTTGCTTGTTTGATTTGTGCTCCATAGATCGAACCTTTCACATCATACGCTTCCCAATCTCATTCTAACCAAGCCTTCCTTAGTTGGTCATCCTTAATCCCTCTCAGATATTTTATATAATCTGGATCTTTATCTAGCAAGACTTGGTTATCTGTAATCTTAGCTGATATAAACACCCTAGTGTTTCATTCGCTGTCTTGATATCTTAATCATGGTCTTGTTATATCTACAAACCTTTTCTTTACTCGTAGTCTTCAAGGTCAATCTGGATTAGTTGTTAGAAAGATCTGTGGCTTTAATCATGTAACTGTGCTACGTAATGAACCCATCAACTTCTCATACTTCTCTTCTGCTGGAATCAATGTCAACTCTTCTATCAACATCTTTTGATATTCATGACCCTTGTATTTTTCATACGATTGTCCTTTAAGGTATCATGTTCTAATTTCTGCTCAGCTTGGAAACTTAATTACACAAGGATTACCTGATTTGATAGCACCAAAATTAGAATATATAACCATTGCTCTATCTATCCAATCAACAAGATCATTATAACTTTCTCTTAGAACCAATCATCTTAGTCATGGATTTTCTACCCAACGCAAAAACCAACATATTCAAGCGTCGGTCTTTCCTCATCATCTTGCTCACCCATAAAGTATCTCCTTTTCTGTTCTAGTTAATACCTTAGTCTGAGGTCACGGGTTCGGTTGTCGTAGAATCTCCTGCATCATCGCTTAGAGGTGGTAAAGTAACTACCTTTGCATTTAGGTTTACGTTGCTTGTTTGATCTATCTTATCATTATATCTCTTATCTCTTCTCTTTAAGATCTCAACAGCCGCTTTCTCGCTTCCATTTGAAGCAGCGTTAAATAACGTTTTTCTGGCTACAATAAAGGCATAATCCTGTGCTTGAGCCATTTTGTTCGCAAACGCTTCATCTTTTTCAAGCCATTCATAATAAGTAGTTCTTCATATCCCTGCTTGAGAACATGCTTCGTTTACTGTACCATCTATATGGAATATTTCTACCAACTTATCTTCAATTTCCGTACTACGTATTGTTGGTCTAGCCATTTAATTGTTTGTATATAAATTATTTTTTATTTATAGCATCTTTTAATACATCCTCTACTAATCATAACACTATATCTCTGGTTCATTCATCCTTATCTAGACAACAAGCCATTCACTCACCACGAGCACAGCAATTATATATATGCTTCTTTGTATCAAGATAAACATCTAACTCTTTAGTGAACTTATTTATATATATCTTTACCATTATCCTTTAATCAATAAGTCTGCAATATCTACTAATAGCTCTATATTTCCTTTACCACGTGTTCATTTAAGAGTAGAGTTATCTAGGCTATCTTGTCACATTACCATATCTAATACTGCAACTATAGCTTTCCCTTCTTCTTTTGTAAGCTTTACTTCTACTATATTTTCGTCTATTAGAGTTGTTGCTGCTTTTATTTCTTTTCTTCTTTCTTCTATAACTTCTTTCTTAGTGACTCTTTCAGATTTCTTACCTGTGATTTTCTTTTCGTCCTCTTTTAGTTGTTCTAGTTCTTTATTGAAAGGTCTATAAGCTTCTATAAATTCGTTTACTGCGCCATGTACCTTTTCTTCAAAGATAGTCATAACACTTAATATGTTTCTTGCCTCGCTCATATTAGTTACTCTTGCTCTAGCTATTAGATCGTTTAGATAGAAGAGATTTGTATTACTGATTTTCATATAATCACAAAAGAGAATAAATTTGTTATACTTAGTTATACTTAATTAGTTTTGTATTTCAATTAGTTATTAGAAATAAGGTCACTTCATTCATAATCCTCTATATTAGTAATATCTATATCAAGCTTAACCCTTATTTTATCCCTACATTTCATACATATACTTTCTCTATCTATTGTTATTTCTTTTATATGCTCATATCAACGTATATTTCTAATATCTAAACATAATGGACACCTAACCCCAAACTTTCTAAGATAATAAGCCATTTGATTTAATTAATATATAAATTACTTTATCTCTTCTATAGCATTTAAGTTTGTATTGTTGATTAATATCATATCTCAGTTAGTACATTTATATTTTATCATCTCTCATATCTTATTATAGTCTGACATATCCTTTCTAGTTAGCTTATTATCGTTAGTGAAATGAAAAATAAGAGTCTGACACGTTCACGATGGAGTATTGTTGCTATCTCACTTAACTATCACGTAATTTACGTTCTTTGTATGTATCTTTCGTTCAGCTTTATCTGTTGTTAGGATTGTGTACCTTCATTGCTCTATTAGGTTTGTAATTATTCCATCTACAGTACGTACTGATCAACATACAAAATGTATTTCTTGAGTGACCTTAGCTCACATTTGATTTACTGTGCTATGTAGATTTATATCTACTTGTATATTGTCTGGCGCTATATTGACAGTCGCTACTCATCAGTCAGGAGTATCATCTAATACGTCTTGTAGATTGGTTTGTTTATAAGTTCCTGGATGTATTGTTGCTTTTTCTATTTTCGTCTTAATTAATTGATTGTCTTTAGAAGCATCAATATTGTAGGTATATTTTTCCACTTCCTCCTCTCACCCTAGAAAGTTTGATGCTTTATGGATTTTGTATCATCTCTCCTTAAATCGGTCATAATTAGAATATTCAATATCAAATCAACTATAATCATAACATGTTTCTTCTTTAAATTTATTCCAAAATACCATATTAGTGTTTTTCCCTGTTCGGTAACGTCACGACTCATACATTAATTGTAAGAACTCTTTAGCTTCTTTCTCAGTAGGACAGTGAACCGCGTCTTTA